CCGGGGGTAGCAACCCCTGGGGTGGCTCCGAGGTGTCTTTTCCCATCTCACGACTCCTTTAGGCGTTGCTGATGTGCTTGTCGAGTAGATCTTGTAGTCTTGAGATTTCGATCTCAATACTGTCTCGGTCATACTTCAACGAGTCACCATCTGCTTCGTCTGCGAACTCGGCCATCCAAGCGTTTTCTTCAGCCGATTGCAAGGCTTCGATGTAAGTTTGGAGGTCGACTCGACCCTGTGCCACTTGGCTTCGACGGGTTAAAACGTCTAAGTTAGGTGTCTTCGGGCGGGGAGGCGACTGGCCGTCATTCCCGTAAAAGTTGAAAGACTTCCCTCTCTCTTTGATCTCTGCAGTAAAATCGCGGAGGTCTCTGAGGTAGGTTTGTCAGACTACTCTGGCGGGATGATTGTTGGCAGAACCTGTGCTCTCGCAGGAGGTTAAGAGCCTGTCTAGATGTTCCTCATATCGAGGGGCATCTTCGGCAAGCTTTGAAATGGCTGCTAGCAAGTTTTCGAACTTGTGCTGGTTAACGTACCTTCGGAAAAGAGGTTTAAAACCCTCGATTCTTAGGAGATCCGATAACGAGCTGAGAGTCAAATACTTACCCCCGTTCCTACCTTCTGGGTGCGAATCCAGAAGCGACTCAAGTGGGTCAGTCGCGAGGCTGGCCAGGGAGGTCTCTCGCTCTTCTTTTTGGAGTAACATCCAAAGGGAAAGAGACATAGCAGCTTTATCATACTTCCGTCGTTGGTGGTCCTTTAACGCCAATGCCGCGAAGAGAGAGCGGAATTGGTCCTCTCAGGACCGAGATATAGACGGATGCCTTAACCAGTGATCCATCAAAGCCCCAAGGACTAAAGGGTCCGTAAGACTTTGTTTGATCAACCTAGCGGGTAGAGGGGTAACTTCGTCTCCCCTTACAAAGATTCTCTTCGCAAATTCAGTTCATTCACCTTTGAGGGATTTCCCCTCGGAGATGTTGACACCGAATTCGCTTAGAAGATCTCTGTAAGCCACGGCTATGCGTTCTTCAACAACAATATCGTCACCAAGCAACGCGTAAAGGGGGTTTCTGACCCCAGAACGTTTTGCCGCTTCTCTCACCACACAGTGGTGGGTTAGTGCGAAGACTGGCCATGAGGAATAAAAACCCATGGGTTGTCCGACTTGGTACCGGTATGGTCGTTTTTGAAACGTAAAGTCGCGGTCAGAGACTAGTTTCCTCCAATCATCACTAAATCCTCTATCTTTCGTTAGTCTCCAAACTACCATTTGCTGCACTGAGATTGGGAATCGGTCGGTTGCGTTGGTAAGATCATACGAAAAGAGGGAAACCCCTTCTTTTTGTCTGTCCTTTATCCACGTGGCCGCCCTATCTTGGACAAAAGTGTAATCTTGGGGTATCCCCCTAATAATTTTAGCGACTCTGTCGTGAAATGGTTTTAGC